CCATTGCCTACGATAAAGTTGCCGTCTGTATTAGCTAAGGCAGCTATGGCTGTCAGGTCAGCATCAAGAGGCTGTTTGTTATTAAGCTGTGTCTGGATATTAGATGTAACGCCATCGGTGTAGTTCAGTTCAGTGACAGTAGCTGTGATGCCATCTAGTGTATTCAGTTCTGATACGGTAGCTGTGATACCGTCAAGGGTATTCAGTTCGGCGGCTGTCGCTGTAATAGCAGTACCAGCCAAGTCAATAGAATCAACATACGCGACACCGTTAATGTAAATGTCTTTCCACTCTGCGCCAGTAGCACCGATGTCGTAGGTGTTGTCAGCAGAGGGCAGTATGTTTGAGGCAACATCGGCAGCTAGATTAATTGTGTCTGTAGCTGCATCACCAAAAGTCAGGTTGCCTGATATTGTAGCGTTGCCTGTTACGATGAGGTTCCCACCAACAGATATATTACCAGTGGTAGTAACAGCATCAATATAACCATGCGACCAGTAATTAGAAGAATCGCCAAGAGTGTATGTGCTATCAGCACTAGGAATAATATTAGAAGAGACATCGGCAGTAATTGTAAGTGTGTCTGTAGCTGCGTCACCAATAGTTACATTACCATTAAATGTTGCAGCACCAGTGACACCTAGTGTGCTAGATAAAGTTGTTGCGCCTGTAACGCCAAGAGTTGTGCCTACAGTAGCAGCACCATCTACAGTTAGTGTATCTATAGTAGCTGTGCCATCTAAGTACAGGTTTTTAAATTCTAAAGATGATGTGCCTAAATCTATATCATCATCTGTTACCGGAACAATTGCGCCATCTTGGATGCGAATCTGTTCTACAGTTGAGGCACCTACTTGTACATAAAAACCCCAACGATTATTGGTGCTATCAACTGAAATCTTATTTAAAAAATCTTCATCACCAATAATGTAGATGTTACCGCCTTCGCCAGCTGTACCATCATGCCTATGCCCTGTCGTGCCACTACTTGCATATGAAAACGCATTTACTAGCTGGTTATATTCATCATTGAATAGCGCAGCAGTAATAGTATCCCCATCCGCGAATGTACTTTGTCTAGTATAACTAGTTCCAGCCATTTTCTTTTATCTCCTACCCGAGGGCATATAATCTATATACAAACCATTTATTGAATATGCAGCATTGTTGTCATTGCTTGAAAGTCTAAAACTAGCTACATGCCCACTCCCCTGTAATGATTGTCTTACTAATGGGTCTAGTGAGCCACCAAATACATTTGTTCCAAATACTGCTGATCCAAATAATGAAGGAGTTTGTACTTCAGTTAATACATAATCAGCTGGTTGAGGAATACTTGTATCTTCATAATTAAATCTTACACGCAAAGATGGTTGTACTTCACCTTCAGGGCTTAATGAAATTTTTGCATAATGCAATGTTTTTAATGTACCTGCATCACCAAAGTCTAAGTTTGGTGTTTTGTATCTTGCTGATATAGTCTGGGGTGTGCCTGTTTGATAAAAATAATTACCAGTGTCATGCACATAAATATAACCAGAGTTATCGCCGTGGTATGTTTTTTCAACACCATTACTCAAAAATGCAGATGAAATTGCGGGGGCTTGTATACCTTCTGTTTCTGACCACTCAAATCCGTTTGGTGTTAATGTTCCAATTAATCCTTTTGACGCAGTAATAGATGAACCAGTTGGTGTGTAAAACAATCTATACTGCGATTTATTTCTTAATACTACACTGCTTATAGTGTAGTCAGTTATGTTAGAAGCTATATCTGCAACAATAGACTGCACCTGTCTTGATACAGAACTCAACTCAACGTCACCAATACGGGCTGTTGCAGCTACAAGACGAATACCGTCTGGTGCTAAAAATAAAACGTCACCACCAATTTCTTGGATGCTATATCCACTTAAACAACCTACGTTAGATGTAATCTGTGAAACAGCCACAGAAGCCGAGTCATTAATGTTGTCTAACCTATGTATTGTATTCTGACAAAAAATATAAAGAGAATCACGAAAGCTTTTAATACCTGTGATCCTGTCATCAATTGTTACTGAACCAGAACCAACACCAGTAAAATCTCTATCATCATTTGTTTTACTGTAATAAACAGTTGCAGGGGCGTTTGTCGTATCAACAACACAAATATGTTTGTTATGATTTTCAACATATGTAGCAGCAGCGGGAGTAGCTACTTCTTCGTAAACAAATACTCTACTAGCACCCGTACCATTAATATGGAAGTGTGCCATTTTGTCTGCGCCTGTTGCAATACTCAGCGAACCATAAACACTACTTGTATGCCCAGTAGGTGCCCGCATTATTGCAAACTGAGCCTGACCTTGATTAGGTCTGTCTAATTCTGCTTGAGAACTAAGATTAGCTTCAGTAACACCAGCATGGCCTGTGTTTCTGTTGATTTGCGTCCATGTTGTACCATCTTCAGTGTAGTAAATACTTGTATCTACACATACAACAAGACCTAATGCATAAGGAAATACCCCATGAATTTTTGATGTACCCTCAGGTCTGGTTGTCCCATAATTAGTATAGCCATTTATACGCCTATATCCACCGTCTGGGTCTACTTCAAAATTAATTAGCTGCGTAGCAAAGCCCGGCTGTTGCAGCATATCAAACTGGTTAAGGTTAGTATTTAACCCGCCCCTACATGAAAGACCAAAAGGTTGTGACATTAGACGAATACCACCCTGTCATCTTTAAAGTATTTTGGTTCTGGGTCTAGTAAATTAGACCGCATACTTCTCAAACCTTTATTAAAATCATCTAACGCAAAAGCAGCAGCCTGTGGGTTGTCTTTAAACTGCCACACATAATATCTTGCTCTTGCCATTAAAACAGGTTTGTACACATCTGGAAAAATAATTGTATCTGAATATGCAGATAATTCTGTGGGCAAGTCCCACGCATAAAACCAAATGCGATATGTTTGTTTAGGAATAGGGCTTAATCCAAACTTACGGGAGTCTGGACTACGGATAACAAATCGGGGTTCTCCCCAAGTTTGCGTATCCGCATCATCTGCATTTTCTGTTGTGCGCCTAAAATCTTTCCACTCTTCTATGGTTAAAAATTTTAAATTCCTAGAAACATACGGAGCAGTTTCACCGCTAACTCCGATTGTAGTTACATAAAAGTTATCCCAATCAATTGCACCATAATCAGTAGTTATATCTGAACTAGGGGCGTTAAGTTCGTACCAGCGTATACCAGCAGTTGTTTCAACATATACGTTACCGTACATTGGGTCTGTTGTACCGCTTTCCGCAGTTGCAAGAAAAGGCCACTTAGGTTCATAGTTAACTATGTCTAAGTAACCTCTATTAATACAATCTTTGGCGTGTTGCTGTATACCTGTGGCTGACGCAAAATTAGCAGCAGTCAAAGGAACTTCATTGAGTTCGCGCAAAAGTTCATTAGTAACAGTTAAAAATGATGCTGCCATTATTTATCCTTTTTAAAGATACGATCCCAGTTCTTTTCAAACTGTTCTCTAGACACCTGACTTTTGCGGGGTCTTCCTCTTTGTTTGTTACGAGATTTAAGTATTATGCCTTTGTTTCTCATAAAAGTATGGGGGCAGTTGCCCACCCCCACCTTCTTACTGACTATTAGTCAATAGTGTAGTATGCACCAACGATTGCTTCGGGGCGCAGTACCTTGATACCGTGAACATGAAGACCACGAACAATGTCACCAAAAGATGACGGATCGCGAATAACTTCAGTGTTAACGATAGTCTGTGCAGTAGCAGTAGAAGAAATATGACCTGCCAAACAGATGCCGGTGGCATTTGTCTGTGAAGGCATATTGTTAGTCTTGTACATGCTAAAGCCGCGCAGCTTGCCTTCAGCTACCAGACCATTCCTGATGGAACCCTGACCGCCGTTGTAGTCAACTGACAGCAGCTTAGAATCTGTCTGAGACAGTTCTTCGTAGAAGTCAGGAGAAGCTACAAACCAACGACCTTCTTCCGGCACACTCTGCTCGTCAAGAAGACGGGCCATACGAGCCATCAGATCAAGGGGATCAGTTTCACTAGCAGCACCAAGGTCAATAGAACCAGCACCGTCATAAGCACCTACTGCCAGTTTAGTGGCAGAGTCAGCACCCAGAACATGATCGGGGGCAGAAGCAGACAGACCAGCTACCATTTTGGAAAACACATTTTCGTCAAATGCATCACGCAGCGCATAGGCAGCAGAAGAAGCTGCTACTTCACGCCAGTTTACATGAGACATGTTGCTTTCAATATCATCAACGATGAACTTGAAGGCATTCGCTGTGTCAACGACCAGAGTAATTTCCTGATCAGTCAGCTTGGTCTGAGTGACATCCTTACCACGTTCATACTGGTAAACAGTGATAGTCGGTTCTTTAATGATCTTTACAGAATCACCATAAGCGGTAATTTCCCCTGCGTAGTCAGTATTAGTGACTGCTTCAGCAACAGCTGCCTTACGGAAGAAGTTAAGTACCTTCTTGCTGTAAACGGCAGGAAGAAAGAATGAATTGGTTTGACCACTTACGGAGTTCGCAAAGTTGGCATCAGTATCTGTTGACGGTTCAAAGTACTGATCAGCTTGATTATAAGCCATTTTATATTACCTCAAAAAGACAAAATTATCCTTTGATTACCCTGCCTTCTGCGATAGCTTGATTAATTTCATTTTCATATTTATCAAACTGATCTATAGACATGCGGGCAATCTCCCGTTCTGTCCAAATCTTTGCTTCTTTAGCATCAACGGTTCTAGTTTTTGTAGAAACCATATCAGCTGCACTAGAAGTTTTAGGCTTGGACGGTTTAGAAATTTTAGACTGAGGGATACCGTTTTCAAGCTTATACAAGTCAATTGCACGAGCAGCTAAAGACGCATTATTAGGATTGTTGTAAATCCAATCTTGTATTTCTTCAGGCTGTTCTTTGGCCCATGTGTGGAACCTATCATCTCCACGAATCTGGTCAAAGTCCGGGTGGCGTGACATCAACTCCGCTTCAGCTTCTTTCCGAGAAATATCTGCTTCGCGTTGTTTAATGCTAACCAATTCCTGACGAATATCTGCAATCTGCTGTTCGCTACGCATGTGCGCTACAGTTTCTACAGTTTCATACAAGTCTGGATACTTTTCCTTAAACTGTTCCAGTTCTTCAATAGACT